CAGGCGTGAGTTGAATCATGCCAGTTTGCGTAATAATGCCAAACCCGCCTTCACGGGGCGGGTTCTCAAGTTCGGGACGATAAGCAATGAGCATTGTTCAAAAGAAACAATTGTCCATAGCTTAACGTCCCTCGCTTGACTAACTATCCTCAGGCCGAAGCTTGAACGTAGATAACGCTCTTGGGATAGTACAGAGCCACGCCACCCACGCGAGCATGAGCGGGAACAATGAACTCAAGACCACGCTGTTGGGGCGGGAAGAGTTCCAGGGGCTGAGGAATGTGCAGTTGCACCTTCTCGGGATCACGCTTGTACACAACCATGCGGTTGGTATTCAGCACGCTGTTACCAGCATCCAGTTGGTTGATGGGCTCAACGTTACGGATGTAGGGATTGGTGCGCAGGAAGTATTCCAGCACAGTCACGTCCGAGCTGTCGGAGTTGCGAGTGGTGCTCACCTTGTTGTAGTCCTCATAAGCCATGAGGATGGTGTCGGGCTGCTCCTTCATCTTGGAGGCGTTGATAATGGCGCTCACGCCATAGTTCAGCAGCTCAAGCATTTCCTGAGCAGTGGTGCCGCTATCGGTGAACCATTTATCAGCAGCAACAACATCCACAGTGGAGTTGTTGAAGAAACCAGACAGACCAACAGTGCTCTCGCCGAACAGAGCCACTTCTTCCACTTTCTCCTCATAGGCGCGACGCACAGCAGCAGCACGACGCTGCTCCAGGGCGATATTGGCCATCTGAGCGGCACGCAGTTCCTGCACGGTGTAACCGAAGGAACCACCGAAGGAGCGGATGTTGATGCTCTTCTCAACTTGGCTGATGTCAGCACGGGGCAGATCGTCAGCAGCATCAGCGATCAGCTTGAACTCACCAGTGGAGTCCATGATGCGATAGGTGAAGGTCTGAGCGCCAGGGCCAGCTTCACTAGTGACAGGCAGAATGGTCGGATACTTAATATCCGCATACTGCACTTCAAACACTTGGGGGCGGATGTACTCAAGCTGACGCTCAAGGAACAGACCCGCGTCATCCATACGGAATTCAGACATTGTTAGGGCCTCCTATCAAGAATCAGCGGAAAGAGTAAAGCTGGGGCCATTCAGCTCCAGAATTGCAATGCCGCTGGAAGTGGTGGTGCTCAGGAAACGTGCGCCAGCGAGGCGAACAGTTTTACCAGAAGCAAAAGCATGCGAGAACTGACCAGCCTTGCCAGTGCCGCTAGCGGAATACAGCACGCGCACAGGCGCAGTGGGCGAAACAGCGCCGGTCACATAGACAGCCACTGCACCTTCGTTAGCCACGTTTAGCACTTGCTGATTCTTCACACCAGGACGGTTGTTGGAATCCAGAGCGGTTTCGTCAACATAGGTGAGAACGTTCACACCCTGAACGGTGTCAGATGCGCCAGAAATGGTAGCAGCAGAGTTTGCAGCAGTACCAGCGGTGTTGTAGACAACCACATTACCGAAAGGCAGCACAGCGCCAGTTTCGTTGATGTAGGTGCCGATGGTGTTGTCGCGAATGTCAGACAGTTGACCTTCCAGCAGTGCGTCATGCTCCAGAGCGTAGCTCTGTTGCACGCCACCAGCGGAGGCAGTGCCCGAAGCAGAGAAAGTTACGGCCATGATTACTTAGCCTCCTTGGAGATGGAAAGGGGCTTCTTCCAGGCATTCTGCAGCATGTCCATATAGGCAGAGGGTGCAGAAACAGGAGAAGCAATGGAAGCTACGGCTTTACGCAGCTCGTCAGTGGTGGCAGAGTCAGAACGACCTTCGGAAAGAGTGTCGAACATTGCCTGCACGTAGTCATCGCTCTTCTCAGAAAGATCAAGCTCGTCACCACGCACTGCTTTGATGGAATCAACCATCACTTCGCGGGCAGTTTTGCCAGCAAATTCATAAGCAGAATCCAGGACAGGCTTGGCTTTCTCAATGAGAGCCACGCGCTCTTCAACCATGGAATCAAGGTTGATTTCTTGAGCAGCAGCAAGTTCGCCTTTCAGCTCTTCCACCTGCTCAGCCAGGGCGTCAGCACGACCCTCAGCGGAATCGCACTTGCCTTGCATTTCCTTTTCCATGGCGTCCATCTCTTCCTTCATTTTGGAAGCTTTGGACATCATTTCATCGTACTTTTGTTTCATGTCCTCGTAGGACATTTTGGCGTCTTCGCGTTCTTTGGTGATTGCAAGAGCAACGCTCTCAGTCACCTCGAACTCGGCGCCATCAAAAACGACTTTTGCCGTCATGAGATGGTCTCCTCCATTAGAGATCAAAGATGGGTCAGCAGCATCTTGCCTATCAAGATGAAGCTTCACTTGCGGGCCAGCGCGGCCCCGACGAACAACAGCGATGTGATTGCCGATGATTTCCTTTTGGATGCCATCGTAATGTTCACCGTTTTCTGTAACGCCAGGCGTGGGATCATAATTCACCCTATAGCCCGCGCTTACCTCACGAGCATCTCCTTTCATGATGCGCTTGATGGTGTCTTCGTCAGTGATTGTCATCACCGCCTTGACAAAACCATTGTCGTACACCACTTCAGTACCACTAAAACCTACTTGGTAGTCCTTAGTATTCTCAGAATCGAGCAGTACAGGCGGATGCTCAGAAGTGATTGCCTTGCCCGCGAATGAAGCAAGACTATCGGGAGACGCCACTTCTGTTTCAGGACGATATTCGCGACGAATGGAGCCATCACTATCTGTGTAGTGTTGGATGCCAGTGCGTGCGATTGAAGCCCACGCTCGAAGATAACCTTCTGGCGTGAGTTCGTATTTCTCAATAGGAGAGAAATCGTATCGGCAAGAAATGGTGCTCATATTCATACTTTATCAAGAAGCGAATGTTATACTTTATAGGCTTATGCAAAACGGAATAAATCATCGTGATGTTTTTGGCACGTAGCACGACGGATGCTCTTAAACTTCCCCACCAAGAAGCTCGTATTCTTATTGCAAGTCGCATTAAGGAGGCTCGGCTTAATGCTGGACTCACGCAACATGACGTAGCAAAAGAACTTCATATCAGTCAAAGCTCTTATTGCCGCATTGAAAAAGGCACAGCCCCGCCAGATTGCGTACAAATTCGCACGCTCAGCGGTCTCTATGGGATTAGTGTGCTGTGGCTGATGGGCTACCCATCATTCATTGCAAAGATCAATTAGCTTTCTCAATAAAAAGCGCTTATTAAGAAACGCAATAATCAGTCCTCATCATCGTCTTCGCCGCGAATACTGGCAAGTTGATTTTCAATGTCTTCCATAATGTAGGACTTTGCCATGGCCTCAATTTCAAACGTCAAAAACTTTGTCGGTTCAAAATGAGGGTCGGGCTTTTCGTAAACGCTCATTACATAGATGTGCGTTTCATCTAGTCGTCCATTTTTAAAGCACTGCTTCTCCACTAGTTCCCACCTGGAAGTATTGCGATGCTCGTTAGCGGAAAGAATAGAGAGAGCCTTTAAAAGACCAATGCCTTCGTCCTCTTCTTCGATAACACGCACGTATTCGCTCATTGGTCTTTTTTGCGACTCTCTACCATCTTAAGCCTCGTTTTGCGGGCGGCACTTACCACCACGCTGATGCTGCTTCATATTTCCCATTGTTCCGCGTATCTGAGCCCCACACTTCTCGCATTTTCTCACGACTTTTCCCTTTTCTTTGTTTAACCATGCATTCATTTCCTTGTTGCGAGCTTTTGCTCTTTCGCTAGATGCTGCGCGTGCTTTATCCGATGAGAGCGGATGACCGCCTTCCTCTCTCCATTTGTCCTGCGTTTTCTTGGATGTTTCTGAAATCTTTTGGCGTCCCTCTTCCGAAACTGTCCAACCCTCTGCGACACGCCTTTTCATCTGCTGAGAAAGGAAAGCCCTGCCTTCTGAAGTCTTTGTCCAATTGTGCTCGCTAAGGACTTGTCTAAGTCTCTCAAATTTGCGCGAGTTCATCTTGGGGTCGCGCTTAGACATGCAAATTAACGCCGCAACCGTTCCGTGGCATGGAAACATTTTGAACAGCAGGCGATGGGCGACCCAGTGTTCCCTCAAAGTCAGAGGAACAATTTTCTTGTTTTCTTTCCTGTCACGCCAGAAACAAATAGGGAAGTAATGATGCCATTCATATTTTTGACTTAGATCTAAATCCTTTTCCGTCCTTTCTTTTGCCCTCTCAATCAAGCGAATATACGCCTGCCTATAGTCCATCTTTCTTCTGTTGCTCAACTCGCTTGATTATAGAGCGAGCCCATCTTTCTCCACTCCTTCCGCCCCATAACAACATCGACACAAATCCCGCGTCATCTTCGCCCCCAGCAAAATTTTTGCGATGCCTTGAGAAAAATGCGGCCATGCGTTTAATGGTCTCATAGCTCACCTTCTCGCCATTGGCCAAGCTTGTCGCGCGAGCAACGCCGCTTCCAATGCCCTGCCTGCCCGCTTCCTGCGTCGTCAATCCTCCTTTCCCATGCTTCTTGCGCAACTCCAGGCCGCGACGAGCAGCGGCTCTTACAGCAGCAGGAGGGGCAAAGCTTTCAGCGTCACCCCTCAGCGCTTTTTTCCGCAGGAACCGTCCTCCATTTCTTCCATGCCCTCTTCCTCTTCTTCTTCCTCTTCGCCAATAAGAGTCATGAAATAATTGTCCCAATAGGTATCGCTCTTACCTTGACGACTCATGCCAGCTTCTGAAAGAGCAATGGCAATTGCACGCTTTCTGTCTTTAATTTTCTCACCGCCACTACCCTTAAGAGTGCCAGCTTTAAATTCGCGAAGAACACGAGCAATTTTTGCTTGCTTTTCTTTTGTAGTCATGATCAATTTTGAGCGCAATCAATTAATAAATCCTATCGGAGCCGTGGCTATCTTAACGCCTGGCAAAATCCTATCCCTGCATAAAACCATGCCAGTAATCAAACGTTCTGCAATAAAAGCAATTGCACGCTTGTCATAACCATCAATGGAGCGAAAATGCTCCTTATGCTTAAACCAAATTGGCCCCAATGCCGAAAGCAGGATCGCCATAAATTGCTTATAACTTTGCCGTGGACCACGCGCCATGTTGCAGCCAATAAATGAAGATTGTGCCCATATTTGATCTATTTCCTCCCGAGAAAACAACCATTCTTTTGTGTCAGCCAATTCTCGTGTGATCGCTGGTGCATCAAAAGCAGAATGTCCTCCATAAAATTGTTGCTCAAGAGTACAAGAAAATTGAGCAGGCTCAGGCAAGTAAAGTGTTTCTGGGCAATACCATTCACCTTGTGGCTCTATCCAATTGCGCCGATACTGGGCATTGCCAATATTGTCTTCATTGGCGTTGCGAATCATCCAATGCACGCAAGACAGTTCGCCACAGCGACTATTTAGTCCAGAAAGAAAAGCATTTTCGTCGTCGAAAACATAGCCCTCTAAGCGCAATTTTTCGCGCTCGTTGTCAGTTAGCGCATGGCTTCCCCCCATAATCGGCACAACGCGAGACTTGGCCGTGTAACGCACTTTCTCGCCAGGAATGCAAACTGCATAAATCGTGCTATCAGTCATCGCCGTACACCTTGCGAGCTTGCCACAGCTCATTGTAATTATTAACGCCCTTGGCGCCAAGCCCCGTCAAATCGCCACCACCAGCAGGCTTGCTCCATGCCATGATTGTGCCATCGGGCAGTACAAAAGCCCTATTCTTTTGACCGTGAGTGGGCGTCAGCTCTAGGTAGTCTCCATAAACAAAATCAGCTTGACTTCCATTCGCTGCCAAAGCTTTGCCAAGCAGCGTGGGGCCAGTAGGGCACAATGGAGTGATGCCATAGTATTGTTGCACGCAATTTGCCACAATCATTTCAATGGCAGTTTGCAACGC